GCGAAGTAGATAGCTTCGAATATGTTTTTATTTAAAACTTTAGCCTCTTCAGATGTGAAGATGTAATCCATCAAATAGAATACGTCAGCAAGTCCTTGAGTTCCAATAGCAATCGCTCTTTGTTCAAGTCCTCCTTTTAAACCTTTTTCAGTTGAGTAGTTATTCTTGTCGATTACATTGTTCAACGCTCTTACCGCTCTTCTAACTTCTTCAATCAATAACTTATAATCAAACTTACCATCAACGATAAAATTTTTCAATACGATAGAAGATAACGTACAGATTGCAGTTGTCTCTTCATCAGTGTATTGGTAAATCTCGTTACACAAGTTTGATTGTTTAATCACACCGATATTTTGGTGGTTAGTTTTCTTGTTAGCACTATCTTTAGCACATAAATAAGGAACACCAGTCTCAACTTGAGATTCAATAATTTTAGACCAAATGTCTTGCGCCTTCACTTTTCTACCAATACCAACGTTAATCGCCTTTTGATAGTTTTCTTCGTATTCATCACCATAACATTCTTGTAATGGTTTGATACCCGCTTTAATAATTTCATTAGGACAGAATAAGTACCAATCTTCATTGTTCTTAACCGCTCTCATAAAGTTATCAGGAATCCATAATGCGGTGAATAAATCTCTCGCTCTCAATTCCTCAGCACCTGTGTTCTTTTTAATTTCTAACAAGTCCATGATATCTCTGTGCCATGGTTCTAAATAGATAGCCGCACTTCCAGGTCTTCTTCCTTGTTGGTTAAAGAATCTTAATGACTCGTTAACAATTTTTAAGTATTTCAACAATCCACCTGCAAATCCACCTGATGATTTAATACGACTTTCTTTACTACGGATGTTAGACATTGATAGTCCAATTCCCGCAGCGTCTGAAGAATACGTTGAGATATCATTCAAGGTTTTCAATAGACCTTCTCTCGAGTCAGAGTTGTTGTAATGTAACACACAAGAAGCTAATTGAGGTACTCTTGTACCCGCATTAATCATAATAGGTGTTGCCTTTGATATACGTTGGTTTGATAATGAATTGTAATATTCCACAGCTTCTTCATACGTGTTAGTTACCCATAGAGCAACTCTCATGTACATGTGTTGAGGTCTTTCAACAACTTTACCTTCAGGTGTTTTTAACAAGTACATTTCTTGTAATGACCTCCAAGCAAAATAATCAAAGTTATAATCATTTTCATGATTAATAACCTCATCAATTTTACTCGGACCGTATTTTTCAATAATTGACATTAGTTCATCATGTACAATACCATCAACGTGTAACGTGTGCATTGTATTTGAAAAACTTGAGTCAGTTTCTTTGTGATAAGAAGAAATCGCAACTGAAGATGCAAGTCTTGAATAATCGTGGTGACTACCTGTGTAAGCAGCCGCGATTTCATATACAAGTTTGTCTAACTCTTTAGTTGTTATAACACCTTCTGTAGGTACAGAAGTAATAACTTTAATAAAAATTTCGTCTGAATTTACAGTCAAACCTTTAGAAGCTCTTTTAATTCTGCTATATATTTTTTGTGGATTAAAGGACGCGTCTTCCCCGCCCCTTTTTTTAATTTTTAGTGACATCATAATTTTAAAAATAGTAAATTAGAAATCAGAATCAAATGATAATGTTTCGTTTAGTTTCGCTTTTTGGTATTCCATCGTTCTTGATTCAAAGAAGTTACCCTTTGTTTCAACAGCGATTTGTTCCATAAACTTAAATGGTTGTTCAACGTTAAACTCTTTTTTACAACCAAATTTAACTAATAACCCATCGGTTACGAATTCAAGATATTGTTTCATTAAGTTTGAATTCATTCCGATAAGTGAAACAGGTAAAGATTCTGTGATGAATTCTTTCTCAATTTCAAGTGCAGATAGTAAGATTTCTTTAATTCTCTTCTCTGATGGTTTGTTCTCTAAGTGATTGTTAACTAAATGAATAGCAAAATCACAGTGTAGGTTTTCATCTTTAAAGATTAAAGAATTGGCATTACATAACCCTTGCATGATTCCTCTTGATTTCAACCAAAAGATTGAACAGAATGAACCTGAGAAGAAGATACCTTCAACCGCTGCGAACGCAACTAATCTCTCTTGGAAAGAAGCATTTTCAATCCAATCAAGAGCCCATTTGGCTTTCTTTTGAACCGCAGGTAAGTTATCTAATGCTGTGAAGCATAGTTGTTTTTCTTTCTCGTCTGAGATATATGTGTCGATTAATAGAGAATACATTAAACTATGTATATTCTCCATCATCAGTTGGAACCCGTAGAAGAATTTCGCCTCAGGATATTGTACTTCCTTTAAGAAATTCTCAGCAAGATTTTCATTAACAATACCATCTGAAGCCGCGAAGAACGATAAGATGTTCTTAACGAAGTATTGTTCGTTTTCAGTAAGATTATTCCAATCTCTAATGTCATTACTTAAATCAACTTCTTCTGCCGTCCAAAACGCCGCTTGATGTTGTTTATAATATTCCCAAATGTCATCGTGTTGAATAGGAAAGATGACGAATCTATTAGGATTCTCTACTAAAATTTTTTCCATAATTGTTTTTTTGTTTTGTATTAAGATTGTTGTTTTTGTTCTTCTTTTTGTTTTCGTTTCTCCATCAACTCTTTAACCCTATCTCTCTTTCTCTCCTCTTGTTGTTCTTCGAAACCTAAGAACGTTACCGAACTCTCGGTATCAATTTCAAGTAACTCATTGTTAAATTTACAGTTCTCAAATACCACCCCATCTTTACCTAAACGTGATTTAGTAATGGCGATAGTTGCAAGGTTCATTTCTTTCTGTTGAAGTGTCTTAGCTAGAGAGATGATTACGTGACCAACCTGAGCCTTTTTAATCGAACCACCCATTTGGTCGGTCGTTACAACTTCAGCTGAAATAGAAGACCTATTACCCTGTGTAGCGGTCCATCCAACTAAGTCTAGCTCGTGACACATTGCTTCGAAACCTCTCATTACAGAACCTTCCGCCTTCCACTCATCTTTACTTGATGATTCAGGAAGTACACAGTCGATATAATCTAACATAACCAAATCAATTTTGTTTCCATCGGCAATCATTTTTCTTACCTGATTCTTAATTTGATTCATAGTCATAGTATCTGAAGCTAATTTCTTAAGAACTAACTTGTTTGGCATACTCTCTTGGATTTCTGTAACTTTACTCATCACTTCTTCTTTGTTTTTAACCAAGTTATCGGGTTCAATACCCGTCCAAAGTGTGAAGTGTTTTCTTTGAATAATCTTTGGGTTATCCTCGAAAAATACTTGGAGGACATTGTACCCCAAGTTAAATGCAGTGTTCGCAATTTTGGTTAAGATAGTTGTCTTACCCACCCCTGTTGGAGCAAGGATAACACCAATCTCACCTTTAGCTAAACCACCCTTAAGTAGTCTATCAATACCAGGTATCCCCATTGGGATTGGATGTCTGTAATCTTCGTCTAATACTGTATCTAAGTTAGCGAAGATATCCGTCTGTCCTTTGTCGATTTCACCAACTTGTAATGCGTTTCTTACTAACCCTTCAACTTTGTCGTAAGACTCGAAGTCACCTTCTGTAATGATTTTCTGAGCTTTGTCCATCGCCTTCTGAAGTTCTTGTTGTTTACAGAACTTTAAAGCTTTCTCCTGAACGAATACTGTACCTTCAAAAGGAGCATCTTTTACCTGTTTCAAAGTATCTAATACTACTTTTGCTACTATTTCCTGTGAAATTTCTGACTTAACAATTTGGTCAAGAGTTTCGAAATTAGGCGTTGATTCATACTTTACATAGTATTCTTTTATCATCTGCAAGATGATTTTGAAGTACTTGTTGTCAAAGTACGATGACTCAATCACGTCCATAATAGACGATGAGAAGTCCTTATCAACCACTATTTGATTTAGTAATTGAATCTGAAATGTGTTACCTAAATAATCGAAATTTTTGTTCATATATTAATTTAAAATTGTCCCTTGTATTATTAAATACCTACTTACTTAGGTCAAATTCCAAATATTCGTAAGTTAATTTGTTGTTTGAAAAAATGTCAGTTAACTCACGAAGGACCTCTTTTAAAAATGGTCGTACGTCCACCGTATAACGAACTTTTGGCGGATAAAATTTTCCATCAAAAACTCTATGACAAATTGTCGTGTCTCCAACTTTAACATAAATGTTAAAAACTTCAGGTCCTTCTGTGTAAGATGTATTCATAATTGATGGGTCATGCGCAATTGCGTCTTTGTTGTCCATCATGTAAATTACAGTTTTCATTTTTAAGGCGTATTGTAATTCATCTTTCAAACTTAGAATGAAGTCATACAACTCAGTTGAGTTTTTTGCCTTTGGATTATACCCTCTAACGTTGAAGAATCTTTGAACTACAATGTTGTCATTCAATGTCAAAAGGAATTCCATTTTTGTGCTGTCTTGCTCTCTCATGCGATTTAATTTTTGTTTGTGTTTCGTTTTTCTTTTCTTGTTAATTTCATAAATGGTCTTAGGAAGTTTACCCAAGCCTCATCGTTTTTTGGAAGATATTTGAAGAGACCGTCTTCCATCATAAGTCTCATTAAGTTTTTATATCCTCTGTCTGTAGGGTCAATTGTGTCTGTCTGTATTTGTTCGACTAACTCTTTACCTTCATCGGTAATAAGTGGATTCCCAAGGTCTACAATCTTTATGTTTGTGTTGTAGAACTCCTCACCAAGTATACCATTTTTTGTCTTACCAGTCAAAATATTCTCAAGCGCTTTTGGTTTTTTCTTTTGCTCGTTATTTCGTGCAATATTGAGCAATTCGTTCATAGTACAAGGCATTTCCTGCAAAACAGGGAAGAATTTTAATAAAGTTTTTTCCCCTAATCCTTCAATACCATCGATATTGTCGGACTTGTCTCCTGTGAAAACTTTGGTAAGTAAAACGTTGTAATGTGGTATCTCAACTTTGTTGATTGTTATCATATCCCCATTCTTAAAGTATTGTTTTGAGATTGGAGAATATATGGTAACTCTTTCAGATATGAGTTGAGTTAAGTCTTTGTCCGCTGAGAAGATTATTATGTCCTCATCCTTTGCGACTTTACAGTAGTGAGCAATTAAATCATCAGCCTCGTTGTTAATCATCTCAACTTGGCGTACGAATATCTCCTCGAGGTATTGTTTAACTCGAGATTTTTGTTGGAGGTATGACTCGTACTTGTACTCGTTCATATCCTGCCTTCTATTCGCCTTATATTGGGGGTATATAGATTTCCTAATTGATGAGTTCGAATCACCGTCCCAAAAGACCACAACCTTATCCAAGTTGTGTTCTTCTAGAAACCGTCTTAAGATGTTGATGAAGTGATAGAGACCTCCTAAGTGGTCTCCATTATCATACATCTCTCTAACTCCGTGAAATCCTATCTTAAACAGATTGTCTCCGTCTACTAATAATGTCTTAATCACTGGTGTGATTTAAAGGGTGAAACAATAATACTAATCTTCTTTTTCTTCTTTCAAATCGAAGTCACCATCAGTTCCGATGATGTCCTTCCAATAGTCCGCGTGTTCTTTCTTGTAGTTTTCGATTGAGACTTTTTCTTCAGCCGCCTCTTTACCCGCCAAGAATCCGTGTGGTGTTACAATAATCTTCCCGTCTTCATAACCTAAACCATTGATGTGGTTCTTCATTACAGAGACTTTTGTTCTGATTGCAAACTTAACACTTCTTTTGTCTTTTGTTGCGGTAATCTTGTTAGTTCCCGCACCTTTTTGGTTTCCGAATAAGAACACCAATGATGAGTTCAACCAAATGGCTTCACCACCCTTAGCTTTAATCTTCGGTTGTCCGAATGGATTGTCAGGTAATTCAACCCATGGTTGGTTAACAATAACCAATGTGTTTTCGTATTTAGAATCCGCTTTACGAGACCCTGAAATTCTTTGGTTAATACCCATACCAATCTTATCGGCTAACGTACTTGCATTGTGTTGTTTACCACCTTTACCTTCAAAGGTCATCTTACATGGTACAGAACCAACTGAGTCCCATAAGAACAACAAACTGTAGTCAAGGTTACCTTTCTCTTGTTCGTCTAATAACGAGTTGATATAGTCGGTAATTTGTTCGATGTAATCAAAGTTGTTATTGAAGATGTAGAAACCATCCCAATCTAACTCACCTGTTGATTCATCAACTACCTCTTCACAATCAAACCCCATCAATTTGGCGTGTTCGAATGACCATTTTTGTTCTGTGATGATAAACACAGGAAGGATACCCTTCTTTTGAGCATCAACCGCTGTCTTTACAAGAGCAGTTGTCTTACCTGTATCTGAGTGACCAAGTAACATATTCAAGTGTCCAATAGCAGGACCTGGCAAACCTACAGCATCCAAGAAGTCAGGACCTAAGTCAAAAAACCTCTGTGGTTTATATTTTGCGGAAGTTGAGAATTTGTCCTTGATGGACTTGAAATCATTTTTCTTAATTGCCATTTTCTATTCTTTTAATGCTTGGTAATTTATTCTGTTTTAGTCCTTTATAAAATGTTTCGTCTTGTTCATACAAAACTCCAATTTCTTCTTCATGGAAAGTCACTAATCTAAGATGAGTTTCTCCTCTCTCATCCTCTTCTTTCAACATACCAAACAAAATAGTATCACCGATTTGTTTACCTCTACCTGAGAAGTAATTTTTATCTTTAAGTTGACTTAGGAATTCATAAGACAATGTTTTATTGTCTCTTAACTGTAAGTCAATTTCTTCTTTAAACGTCATGTGAAAAAAAATTAAAGGGTGGGAAGTTCCCACCCCTTGTTATAAATTAGAACGGTAAATCTCCGTCTGGTTCGTCATTTGCTTGTGGGTCTACTACTACAGCCGTGCTAGCTTTAGATGTTCCACCACCGAAAGACTCGGTAGACACTGAATTACTTTCGTAAACATATCCACCCTTTTCACTATCCCATTTTGGTGTTTCACCACGAGCGATAGCTTCAAGATAGTCAACAGGTTTTTTAGAATAAAC